AAAGATGGGTGAGCGGATTGACTGGACAAATAGCAAAAGGTAGTACGCCGTGGAATAAGGGCGTTAACGGATATATGGGCGCAAATGCTACATCGTTCAAAAAAGGGCAATCAGTACATAACCGCAAGCCCGTTGGTAGCGAGCGAGTATGCAGTAAAGACGGCTATGTGCTAGTTAAAGTGGCAGAGCCTAAAGAGTGGAAGGGTAAGCATATAGTCGCTTGGGAGTCAGTCAACGGTAAATTACCCCAAGGTCACTGCATACGATTTTTAGATAACGATAGGACTAATTGCAAGATAGATAATTTGATCTGCGTTAAGCGAGCTGTCCACGCTGTTATCAACAAGCAGAACCCTGCTAACACAAACAACCCCGAATTAAACCACGCAATCATACTTACTGAACAGTTAAAGCATACCGTTAAAAATATAGACAGGTATAGGAGTAACGCACAATGACCCAAAAACTAAACTGGACGGCAAACGATGTCGCAAACACTGACAGTCACAGCTATCGAATAAGTGAGATAGGTCACACGATACAAGTTATCTACAGCAAGTTACCGGACGGTGTGGCTATGCAATCTTGCTACTTAGAGAGCAAGCAAGAAGCTAAGCAGTGGGCGCAAAACTATCATAATAAATATGGGGTAAGTTGTGAATAATTTACCGTTTATTAGCACTATGCAGATTTTGCATAAAGGATAATAAAAATGAATAAGTTTATTAAAGAAAGCGATTTTAATTGGCTGTGCTTGGCGTTGAAGGAAGGATGTAGCGAGCGACCTCATCTAGAGTACATCCACGTTGCTAATGGCAATGCTTATGCTACAGATGGTCACCGTATGCATGCAGCACCTTGCAAGCTAAGTGATGGTGTTTATTGTCGCTATGAAATTGCAGAGAGTCTAGATTTTGGAATAGAGTCTCCCGATAGCGAAACTAATGCTGTGATACCTGATGGATTCAAACCGCAAGTCGTTATGATCAAACAGGCTGCCAAGGCTTTTAACCCAGCCAGTGAAGTAACAGCATCGGATTTTTATGTACAAAATGGCTTTTACGGTCAATTGGTGCCAAAAGACGGTAGCAGCAGATTTCAGCGCATATATGTGCTTGAGGCAACGTTTGGTATGGCTACCAAAGGTGAAACCATCTTGCATACCTATACCGCTGATGATGGCGAAAACTTTATGTATGCCAACGATGGTGAGCGTTCGTTTGTGGTGATGGGTATGCGATTGGATAAGGAGATTGATTGTGAGTACAACTGAAATATACGGCTTTAAAGCTGATGGTTATGCAGAGTTTATTGGTGAAACACAAAATGCTTTTAGAGGCGCTTTTGTCATTTGGGAGCATTTTGAAAAAAACCATCTTGAGCCATTACCACCAATGGCTAGTGGTAAAAGTTATTCAAGAACTATAACTGGTGAGGGTTTAGATGATTTATGGGCGCTCCCCTACACTGACAAAATTACAAGAGCGGAAAAAATAGTGCTTTTGTCTACTTTTGATAAAAATGTCATTCGCAACAGTGAGCTTGCCGAGTTGATAAATGCGTACCGCGCATTTGACAAAAATTTTGAATTTGAGACTTACTGTAGCTTGCCTGAGCAGGCGCAAATTCTTGAAAAGCATAAAGAGCAGTATGTGGCTTTTGGCTTTAATCAAACATCAGTAAATTCGGCATTTTGGACAGAAGATAGAAATACCTGTGAGTGCGAACATTGCCAAGAAGACTGCTATAACATCAATAATGAGTCTGAGCACTTCTACGTCTTTGATGAGTTGGATAAGGAGAATATCTAATGGCAACGATTGAAACTGAAATTGATATCAGTGCATTAAAGTCTAGCGGCTTACGCGGCAGCAAGCTACTAGACTATGCCTTTAATGTACTTGGTTATGATGGTGAGAAACTGGCACATGTGGCCATCCACGTTGGCACCCCACATGTTAATCATATTTACGCTGCTAGCATGTTGGATCGTAGTGTCTCAACTCTCAGAAATTGGGCCAGTCAAGGTGACGGACCTATTCATCCAAAATTAGTAAATAAAACATGCTGCTGGCGTATGAAAGATATCCGATCACTGATCGACCTGTGACCTATCATAAGAGACGACGTATTTATATATGTCGTCTTTTTTTACGTCTGGATATACGTCTGATATATCAATACCTGCTTCAGCCAAGATGAACTGCTCAATCTTGATGTGCCAGAATCTTAATAAATCAATCGCCCTATCCTTATAATGCTTTTCATCAGTTGCGCTTGGTCTATGGCCCATTATCTGCTTCACGATGCCATAAGGCACACTTACCCACTCGCTTAGATTACTGAATGACTTACGCATAGCTTTTGGCGGCAGTGACGGCAGACCTGATTCCAGCACTGCATTACGATAGGTGTCACCAATTTTTATATAACTGACCTTATTTCGCTGACTACCAAATATATAGTCATTAATCCTTGGTAGAGATAGCATCATTTTTTCAGTATAAGGTGTGAGCGGTATTATCCGTTCCCACTGGTCAACCTTGTCTGTAATCTTAATCGTCTTCCATTTAAAGTCTACGTCAGACCATTTCAATGACAGCATTTCATTCGGCCGTGAGCCATTCATCAACATGCAGATTAGTGCTGCAGCATGAGAGTCACTAATAGCATCACTCATCACCAAATCAAACCACGGCTTTAACTGCTGACGCTGGAGCGTATCTTTATGCCTACCCGCCTTTTTGATAGACGATGAGACAATCTTGGCTGTTGCAGACTTGTCCGGTATTAGTCCTTTATATTCTCCAATTTCACCGGACCAGTTCACAAATGCTTTATACATTCTATGCGCTTGTGCCATACGAGACGCGCGCGTTTCATTTTCGTAGTGAGTCCATTGCTCGATCAGCTCTGGCGTTAATTCAGTTAAAGGCTTATCCCAGATATAGTCGTAGCAACCAGGATTGTAGTCTTTATCAGATAAATGCGGCTTGGCCGCGTCCTTATGATCCTGAATATATCGATTCGACCATCCGCCTTTCTTGCGCTCAAAGTAATCCGTAAAAGCGTCACCAAAGGTAATGCCCGCTTTAAATTTATCTTGTGCTCGCATTTCATTTTGCTTGATCTGATCGTCACGTTTATCTTTTGGATCAATACCAGATGCAAATAACTGAGCCCACTCTTGTGCCACATCGATAGCACGTTGAAGCGTGGTAATTGGATACTTGCCAATCGTTCGACGTTTTGCATTGCCAACGCCACCTAGTCGACCTTGAAACACAAATACTTTGGTACCACCCTTGTTAACCTTTAAACCAAGCCCGGTAAACTTAGTGTCCCATACAAAGTAGTCATTATCCTCAACAGGATAACGATCAATTTTATTCGTTGTGAGTTTATCTTCCATTTGATTACTTTCTGCCGAATATGAAAAAAGTAATCAAATAGTAATCTATTCTGCCGTAAACTACCATAACATACGGTACACTAATATTTAGCAAAGGCAGCTAAGATGATGATAGTTATCATTATTCTGTATTCTACAGTACACTGCCGTAAACTACGTTATGCGATTACCTGCGTATTCAAAATCCGTTGCCTTTAAAAGCGTGTCGGTTCGAGTCCGACCACTGGTACCATATAAAGTAAGGCTTACAGCGATTGTAAGCCTTTTTTATTGTCTGCGATTTATTGCTCTCTATAAAAAAGTAATCAAATAGTAATCCTCTTCCGAACGACTAAGCCAAATCTGCTACCGAGCAATACTCATCACTTCAAAAATTAGGCAAATAAAAAAGCCGTCCAATTAAGGACGGCTGATTTAACTATTAAACAATTCTTGCTCGTTTTCTCTGCGAGTCACCAAGCCGTCAAACTTTTTACCGTTATCATAGATCCATCGCTCAAACTGACCAGATGCGCCTTCATAGTCTTTTGCGTTAAGCAGCTTTAACAGTGTAGATGTTTTTACTTGCCCTTCGCCTAGATTGTAAATAAAAGAGCATAACGCATCAAACTGACCTTGCGTCAGATCAACTTTGACCAAACGTTTGATGACTGGGTAAGTCATACGCGCTAAATCATCTTTAAGAAGTTGCTCGGCTTGCGCATGAGTAATTGTCAGTCCGGCATAAACTTTCATACCACCAGCTGCCGATGTATGTCCGTAACCAATAGTCCAAACCTTGCCAGTGTCTTGATACGCTTTTAATCGCAAGCCTTCACTATCTTTTAGATGCTCAATGCCTTTTTGTGACATAACGCGATCTAGCGTGTCTGTTTTATCATCTATGCTAGCACCGTCAATAGTCCAGCCTGTTAGTGCTGCCACAAATGCTTGCAGCTCATTCGCTTTGACTACACTCAAAACTTTTTTGGCGCCGTCAACTTGCATCTGTGATAATTGCCCTGACTGCTGATTGATCCGCACCCAATCGAAAAACTCACTGTCTTTCATTTATCATTCTCCACAAAAAAGCCCCAAAAAAGGGGCGAATTATTTAATTATTTTGCATTTTTCGTTTGGTCGCAGCGCCTCAACAACATACAAGATATTGACCATCAACATACAAAGCCTGACTACCATAATTGATACTGCTTTTAATGCGTCGTATGGATAGTCGTAAAACAATACGATTGTCCATATTGTCATCCATAAGCACATTTTGCTCACTCGTATCGGGCATCGGGTATCAATCTTGCGAGTGAACACAGCGACAAGGCATATTGCTAAGCCAAAGAACGGTACAAGGTAGCTAATCAAGTTAATCATTTGCCACCTCCGTTACCTGAGCTTGTGGCGCCGTATTATCATTGCTCTTATCGTTTGCATTGTTTGTGTAAACAAGCGAGGCAATGACTCCAGCTAGCAAGGCTGTGACGATTTTAGCGGTATGTGCTACAGCCAAATCAATAACGATGTTCGCAAGTTTGATGCTGTTACTGACAATCAGATCAACAATAGCCTCTTGCAAATCTTGACGATTAAGTATATTAATAATTACTCTTAGAAAAATCGTACCGCATAAGCCTGAGATAAAAGAGGCTATCTGCATTAAGCCAACGCCTGACGTTGGGCTGATAGTTGGCATAACAATAAACGATAAGATTAGACCGACGACCACAGCCGTAAAAAAGTTACTTATCGTGCTGCCATTTGCTTGCATATAATCGATTTTAAGTGCGAAAAATGCGCCGATGAAATTTAGTAATACCATCGACAATAGAAAAACCCAATACGGCAAGTGTAGGTTTAGATAAACATGGGGCGTACTTAATTGCGCCCCCAAACTTGCCGCTGCTGCTAATGTGCCTGAGCTTGATATCGCAAGATATTTTACTGTCGCAATCGCCATGTCTTGCTGCATAAGCCCTCCTTAATCTCAAGCATTGTCTCTCCTCAAATTTTTGATAATAAAAAACCACTCGAGTGTTATTACTAGCAGTTATAACGAATGAGTGGCTAGTAACCTGCTATTGCTTTACTGTCTTGTAATTCTTGCATCATGCGCTCAAACATACTTGCTTGAGACTCTGGCACACTTGCATTTGCTGTTATACCGCCAAGTGTAAACTTGACGTTATAACTCTTACTGCTAATATTGTTGTTACCCGTGTCAAAAAAGTTAGGTTGCTTATTTAGATTACTAACAGCTTGCAATGCTGAATCGGGCAACCGGTTAAGACTGGCTTCATACTTACTGCGTCTCGCTTCGTCGACTTTTGCTTTTTCTGCAACTTCAAGTAGATACATTGATGCTGTTTTAAAATTAGCTAGCATTGCAGGAGTCATAACCGCTCCTGCTTGAACTCCTTGCAAATCGCCAAAGTTAAGAGCGCCGCTATCCTTACCTGATTTTACGTATAGTTTACGAGCTTCCTCGGCTGCTCGCTCTGCACTCAGTCCAGCCGATTTTAAAAAGTTTTCAACGCCTGTTTTTGATCCAAACTGATTGCCTTCCGCTGGCGCTTTTTCAGTGCCGTAAACTCGTAAGTTTTTAAGTGTTTCATCACCACTTTTCAACTCTTGAGCCTCTTTGACCGCTTTGATTTTCTGTTGCAGTTTATCGTAAGCAGATGATGCCTCGTTTGCAGCGCGTACCATGGCGTTACCAGCATTACCAGCACTTGATGATATGCCGTCGTAGGCTGTGCGAATATTAGTGACTGAACGCGTTACCTTGTCGTTTGCCTCTTTTGTATCGCTCATCGATTTAAAAGTGACACGACCTGTCTCATCAACTGCGACTGCCAGACCACGTTGAGCCGCCTCAGCTTTTAACTGTGCTGTGACTACATCCCCATTGGCGGCAACGGCTGCTTTTGCATACTTTTTAAAACCCTCGGCAAGTTGACCGGTTGTCGCTTCGCCGTCTTTAACGATGATGCCGTATGCCTGAGTATAAGCCTCGGCTTGCAATGCCGCCTCTTTCCGAGTAGTTAAACCTAAAACCTTATAGGCTTCGTTGACGCTATTCACACCATCTGTCAGTGCGTCTAATCGCTCATTAGCTAAGTCAAGACCTGCCGCCAAATCTTCGCCCGTAAGCTGCCCTTGTTCACCCAGCTCTTCCCACATTGTGATAACGTCACGCACTTCATCTGTATTTTTTGCTTGTGTGGTCATCTTGAGTAAAGCGGCTTGCAGTACATCGCCCGTCTGATAGCCTGAGTCTGTCAGTACGTCAAAGCTCTTGGATAGTTCTAGTACCGATGCCTTAGCATCAGCATAACCCTTTGTAATACCCACGCTTAAAGAGTCGGCAAGTTCTCGATAACTCTTGTCAAGCGCCTTTGCATTTTGCTGCGCTGCTGCGGATGACTGTTCCTCTGTGCTCATTTTATCGATGATAGCTTTACCAGTTTCATCAATAGCAATTTTTAGCCCGCGCTCAGCACCCTCGGCTTGCAACGCGCTTAACGCTGCCCCGCCATACGCTGCGATTTGAGCATTTGCCATTTTAGTAAATGCGCCTGCAACTGCCTCCGCTGACGCTGTACCGCTTGCCTTCATTTGGTCATAGGTATCGGTTGCTGCTTTCGCTGCATCACCCAAATGAGTAGCAGCAGACTTACCCGCCTCAAGCATGGCCGCTTCAAACGATGATGAGAAATCTTGTGCTGCTTGGTCAGCCTTGCCCATTGCTTTGACAGCGTACTCATCCAAGTCCGCTGCGATACCTTGTAGTGCCTGTCTAGCTTCTCCAAAAGTTAGGTATGACACAAACCTTGCTGCCATCGCCGCCCACGTCGCTAAAACACTCTCAATGACGCGACCTATTATTTCTATAGATTTTAAGCCGTCATTGATAGCGCCGATAGAAATACTGACACCACTTAATGAAGCTGTAATTAGTCCGACTTGCTCATTTGCATCTGTAGCACCGCCAGCTATCGAATTAATAAGATTATTAATATCAGCATAAGTGTCACTTATTCGGCGCCAAAAGATACTGACTGTCTCTATAAGCTGGTTAAATGTTTGGTCAAGTGCTGCAACGGTTCTAGGATCAAGATTTTCTAAGCTATCACCAACCGCTGTAATAGCATTAGCGAGTATTGATGACTGATTAACTGTTTTGTCCATCTCTCCGATAAAGTTGAATAACTGATTTTTTACGACCTGAACCGCATTGCCGACCGTAGTTGGCAGCGTGCCAAACTCTTGAGCGATAGCGTCACTCTGAGAACGTAATGCATTAATTACTACTTCTGACGTTAACGCGCCATCTTGTGCCATTGCTCGTAATTCACCACGCGTTACGCCCAAACCATCAGCCATAGCCTTAGCCAATCGCGGTGCTTGTTCCATGATGGAGTTAAATTCTTCGCCACGCACTACACCTGATTGCAAGCCCTGAATTAACTGAGTAATTGCGGCATCAGCACTGGCAGCACTACCACCTGATAATTTGATTGCCTCGTTAATAGTACGGGTGACACTCAATGTCTCAGCTTGTGCAAGTCCTAGAGTTTCAGCAGCTTGTGAGATACGGGCAAATAGCTCGCCTGTATTTTCGATACTGGAGAATGTCTCATTAGCAATATTCTTAACGCCTTCAAACCCCGATACAAAGCTAGCGCCCTCGCCTGTGGCTAACTTGATACGAGCCTCAAGCGTTTTAAATGCGTCTGACACTTCGATAATCTCAGCGACACCGATACCAAGACCTGCTGCCGCCAACATACCTTGCAAACTACCAAAGGCTGAACGCACACCATTTATACCGCCTGCAAAACGGTTTGACCCTTGATTAACCCTATCTTGCGTTTCATCAAGTCCGTTTAATTCCGCTCTCAGTCTTCTGATTTGCTCCTCAGCAGCCCTTGTTACCCGGTCTATCTCTTCTGCAGGACGACCACTGTTGCGCTGAAAATCTACCAATGATCTGCTGATTTGGTCAATCTCACCGCGTATGGTTTCAGGTACTCGAATGTTTGTTATTCGATAAATGGCATTACGCGCACCATCTGCCGTATTAGATGCGCGATTCATTGCACCTGACAACTCATTAGCGAGACTAACACTGGCACTGCGCGCTTCGTTTAATTCAGTTTCTAAGCGGTTAACATTTTGCGCTGCTTGCTCTAAATCTTGAGGTGATGCGCCTGTTTGACTTAATCGCACCGCCTCCGCTCTAGCGACTTCTAATTGACGACCTAAGCGCGTCACCTGCAAAGCAGATGCTTGCATTGCGGCTTCAACTTGCTCACCTGATAAGTTAGCACCAGCACCCATCTGCCTGAGTTGGTCAGCTGTTGCCCGTATCTCAGCGGTCAGTCTGTCTGAGCTTACGTTGCCAAGACCTGTTAATAGCGTTTCCGCTCGTTCGGTATCGGTGCCCATTTGCGCAAGATTGCGCTGTATTGATTGCGCATATGCCGTGAATTTATCACGCGCCTCATTGATGCCATTATTGAACTGATCATTCAATAGCCGCAACTGTACGCTAAAATCTAAATCACCTGCCATTGTCTCACCTCAAATTTTGGGCATAAAAAAAGCCACCAACTAAGGTGACTTGTTTGAACTATTCGTTATCAATTAAATTGCGTACTTATCACATTCCCGCTGGTGTCATAAACACAAACAGCATGTCCTGCTGCCATACCACCAAAACCGTTTTCAGCAGAGTAAGGAAAAGATACCCTTGTGCCATCACTTGTGTTTGTAGCTTGATTTGATGAAAACTTAAGCTCTAAAGAACTAGGGTTGCGTAGCGTTGACTTCAATCTGATTTGACAGTCGGTGATCAACTTGGTGCTACTGTTGGTTTTTTTAGGCTTTTCGCTTTCTCTTTTTTCATAATCAGCCTGTCGCTCCATCATGGCATCAAGGCCTTCAGGCGACATAGTGCTGTTATTTAGGTAAAAAATTAAACCCCAAAACAATCCTGCTGCCACTATAAGCGCAATTACTATCTCTTTATTTATCTTATCCAATATCATTACTCGCTTATAAATTTCATTTTAGCCGAATCATAGCCTCTAAGATTAAACTCAGACCCAAACTCTTTGCTTAAACCCATAATAGGCAGATAAATAGTAGCTCTATTGGATTGCGTGGTTTTGTCAAACAGCTCAGCTGCTATCCGATCACTTGCTGGAGTTAACACGCCTTCACTACTCTGCAAAAAGCTATAAGTAGTTGTATTTCCATTAAACTTAATTCTTATGTCGCAACTTGGCGTACACTTAACTTCTTCAGGTGCAAAAACCAGAAATCTTTTTGATATGTTGCTATCAAATAACTTCCTTTTTTCTAACTCGATCCATGATCTCCGCTCAAGATTTGGATATTTTGGAACCGTATATGTATTAATAGCATCTATTCTAGCGGTTAATGAAAACAGGCCGTTTTCATTACTTGTATTGCCATACTTCCAATTGCCCTTATCTGTAGGAAATGTACTACCAGGACCAATTGTCCCGCCATTGCCGTTATCTACCTTTGGCGGCAAACTATCAAATTCACCACAACCACTTAGCACCAATGCCATACCAACAGCTAATAGCTTTTTCATTGCTAATACTCAACAAAATTATAATCTAACAACTTTAACCGATTAACCATTGTTGCGCTAGCCCTTCATAAACTCTTTCCACGATTTAGCATCAGCTTGCGCCATACGTACAGCGATTGCCATATTCTTAACTTCCTGCTGCTTATCTTTAGCCAGTGCTTTAGATAAACCCCACCATTCACCAAAGATCATATCTAAGATGTCGGATTCTCTGATTCCGATTTTGTAGAATGGTAATAAGCTGTCGTACCAAGTAACGCCAGTTGCGCCCCCAACTGCTTTAGGGGCATGAAAATCTGACGCATAAAAAAATCGCCACTATGGGCGACGACCTCCTGCATTACTTGCAGCATCTCTAATGGCTCAAGCTCTCTATAAAAGCTCGGCGGCTGGTCTGTCAGTGTCGAGGCTAAGATGACTGTTTCATCTGTAAACGTACCGATAAGCGCCATTAGCTCACTCTCTGGCATACCTTTTTTGGCTTTCACAATGCGCTCAAACTCAGCGACAAATGGCGTAAATGCTCGCGTCACTTCATGCAAGTTTTTAACCTTGACGCGATTGATCGCAATCTCTTGCCCTGCTACCTTGATAGTTTTAACGCTATCGTCTTTTTTAATGTCTGTCATACGTCAATCTCTACATAAGTTAAATTAGGTGCTTGCGCTACAATCTGCCCATCACGAATAAAGACTTTTGATTGCAGCTCGTAAGCCGCATTTGATTGCACAATCGTATTACCGCCACCTTGCATGGTGACGGTATAGTTTGAGCCTTGTCTATCAATGACAGTCGCTAACTGCTTAGCGCCTTGCTCTGTCACGTTTTTGAATAGCTGCCATAGGTTGCCGCTAGCCATAATTAACCCTCTTTATTTACACCAAAGGATACCCAGTCTTTTGCAAACAAATCATCTTGCAAATCCTGCGTTTGCGCGTCTGTGCTTCGTGATAAGTAAAAGTAATCGGCATGAGCTACGCGACAAGTCAGCACCTTATTTCCTGTGGGGTTGATGTTAAACTCACCATCATCATTACCCATAAATAAATAACGACCTTCACCCCACGCTTGACGACCTACCCACTCACCTTTCTCAACCAAACTTAATGCTTCTATAAAATTCATAATACTACCCCTTATCAAAATGACGCTCAACATCAATAGACTGGTCAATCTCTAACGCTCGATTGCTCGATAGACGACCTGTGATAGTTGTGCCTCTGACCATGCCAACCCATTGCTCACCATCATTTATACCGATAAGTGTAGACGGCTTTAGCACGCCAATATCAGCGACCAATGGCATTGAGATACCGATGTTACCAATATCACCTGTATCACTAAGTATCATCTTGCCACGACTAATAGCCGCATCCTGATCTGTCATTAAGTCGCTTGTGACCATTGGCGGTTGATAACCTCCGCTTGTGCCTCTGCGCTTGATTAATCCACCAAAGCTAGTGTCATGCTCACCGTAGATAGTCACGCCGTTGTATGCCGGTTTATTGACACGGCCACGGCTGCGACTGGTAATAAGTGACATTGGCAAGTTAATGCTAGGCGTTTGCGCTGCCCATTCCCACGATGGGATAGGATAGTGTGCCAATACGTGCAAAATATCAGCACTCATGTCCGCATTGATAAAGCCACCGGCTGCCTCGGCTATCCATTGCAAGCTATTGATAGGCGTTTTGCCTGTATAGCTATAAGTGTTGGCTGGTACATTCCAACCGTTAACCCCTGCGAGCTGCCAATCCAATGTAAAGCCTGACGCTACGCCATTACGGTTTAATTCCGCATCAGCAATCTGTCTTGCGCTCATAGCTGTGTCAAACTTAAAGCCTCTTTGAGTAGCGTATGGGTGCGCGAGTAGCATGGCGCGTGACTTACCTTTAATCGTTAGCGAGCTTTCACCAAACGACACGCTGTCACTGCAATCATCTAAGATAAATCGCCATAGATTGCCGTTGCACTCAAAGTCTACGCCTATTCGCTGCTCATGTGCTGTATCGACTTTTGATAGCTCTGAGAGTGGCACAGTGGCACTAAATGACCACGTATAGCTATTGCTATCAATGCCCACGCTAAAGCCTAGCATTTTAATCTCACGCCCATTATCGGAGCGCACTAATGACACACTGTTTGTCACAAATATAACTCCTTGACCGCGGGCGCTGTCTTTTTCACCAGCGATTAATGTTAGCCATGCGATAGCGTTTAGCGTACCGATTGCATTTACTGCCATGCTTGATGACTTGCCAAATACTCTAGGCTCGCACATTGTTATATCAAGCGTAGGATTAACGCCCAATGTCTTGCGCTTGCATGGTCTGTTAGGTAGTGCCTCAACCTCAACAGCTGATAGCACCAATGTGCTGCGAGGCATCGTCATTGGTAGAGGTATGTTACTGGACAAACCTCTACCCGCAATACGTCTTGTCATCAGTAGTGGTAACTCGTCACTATAAACATAGTGCCTTAAATCACCTGAGCCACATTCCCAGCCGTCTATGATTTGCTGTTTAAGTATGACTGTCTGTGATAAGTTAGGCGCAACATACCTGAGCTTTGAAAATGGTAGTCTTGCAGCTTCGATTAAAAAGTCAGTGCGAGTATTTAACAGGTAGCCGTACTCGTTGTATGAGCTTAGCTTATCTGTTAATAATTTACTATTTTCACCCTGTATCGCTCGCTCAATTTGACGTTTAGTCATTGCTTCAAAGCCGTACCACTGACCTTGACCGACTAACTTTGCTTGCTCGTAATCAAACCGCTTGCGCTGGGCGATAAACGTCTGATACTCGGCGCTTTGCTGATTACTCGTACCAATAAGTTTTGATTGCTCAAACAATAACTGATTGCCTGATACTAAGTTTTCGTTAGACTCAAACTGAGCGTGATTGTCAGTACCGACCAACCTTGATTGCTGCCAGTTAGTGCCGATATTGTTATTTAGCTTTTTATTGCTCTCAAATTTTCCTTGCCCACTAACACCTTGTAGTTTTGATTGCTGAATACTGCCCGATACATCACCTATGATGCCTCTAAATACATTAGCGTCATAACTTGCGACCATGCTTGCAGTGGCGTTTAGATCGCAATATGCAGTGACTGTTACGCCGACCTCGATAAAATCAGCCGTTGCGCTTGCGGACGCTGTAGGCGCGATAACAGCCATTGCACTAATGGCTACACTTACATCATCATTAGGTGGCTCTATATCTCCACCATCAACTGTTCGCAAATTACGCGACATACTCAGCGGTAGCGCGCTAGATAGCGGTTGCTCACTTGTTGGTACTGACAACGGTAACGGCAAGCTTTCTGACGTGATATAAATAATTGTTTCTGTATTAGCAGGTGGGCTTGCCATTTATCACCTCAATTTATTGCCATGATGCCCATAATGCTTGCTGTGCATCGAGTGTTATATCGTTTACAGGTTTAACGTAATCCCATGCAAACGGCTCAAGCTCACGCTTGTAGTCGCGCACCATGACCAAATATTCTTGATCAGGATTTAGCCCTAAAAACAAATAATGACCATTTGGTAGCGACGTCACAACTTTAACGATAGTAAGTGTTTGTGCATCAAGTAACCATATCTTGCGTGATGCTGGGCTGCCCCTCACCGTAACAATTCCATCATTAGTACCTGCAATATAACCTGTGCCGTATGCTTGATAATATAAGTCAATAATCATTAGCGCACCCAATAATCTGTACTAATATAAAAGTTGCTAGGCATCGTGCTGCCAGTACCAAAAACAACTGTGTTTGTTAGCGCAACGCTACTCGCAATACTGACCTCATCAAAATTTTGTTTTGTCACGCCATCTGCGCTAGTAAAAATGCCAGGCAGCACAAACATATCGTTAGCGCTATTAACAACAAGCGGAGCCAACACAAACTTATTTAATGCTTTATTTGTACCGTCCCAGTTTGTGATTGATGTTACATCAACTGTAATAACACTGTTATCGCTTTGGAGTAGTTTACCCGGACTGTAAACAGTTTTATCTGTCGACGGGGTGTTATTGTATAAATACGTGCGTAGTAACGAGCTATATGCAGCATAGTTATCGCCTGCTGTATGTTGCATATACACGTTTGTATTATTTTGACTATATACATCGCCTGCAAAAAAATACGATCCAGTTGTTTGCTGGGGAGTTGAGGCAACCTCAGCTTGCTCGCAAAAAAACCAAAAAGCGCGTGATGAGGCAATTAATATCCACTTGCCGGATATAATACCCCGCGCAAATTTAAAAGGATCACTACATTGTAGCTTTAAAACACCTGTGCTTGCGTCTGTCATATTGATATAAACTTGCGCTGTCATCTGCGTTGTTGTATTTCCGGAACATCGCAAGTAAAAATCAGGCTCAGCACATACCTCGGGACGAAATACTTTGATGCCGCTAACTTCAAACGGCATTGTCCATCCTGCGCCTTGTTTTGCACCGTAACCGGTAACAAGACAGGCTTTAAAAAGTTTCGCAATAACATCTGTCGTTTTGTTAAATACGGGAGCGCCTACATCGTCCCATCTATAAATCTTTACTGGTACTTTAACCGGAGTTAATATACTCATAATTCATCCTATTTATTAAGTACAAATTCATATGGTCCATGTGATAGCGGCTCACAACCATCAGCAACATAAGTGACGCCGACTATCATATTAGCATCGTACTCAAACGACCAATTCCCAGCTTTATCAGGTGTTGATTTACCCAAGCACTTGCCATCTCTCCATTTGAATATCAAAACATAATCAATAGCGGTGCCGTCATAGCGTTTTACCCTGCCATTAATAACCGCCATATCAGATACCTATTTGTAGTGATGTTATGCTCACATAACCACCCTGATAGACTTGCGATTTATCAAGCGTAATCTCTGTTGCCACGTCTAGCGTAGCAATGAGCACACCGCTTGCATCTAATATTTTAGCGCCTGTTAACACTCCTGATGATACCGCCAAAACTCTAGGCGGCATCTTAAACAGCATTACAGCGTTAGCAATAGATGCCTCTACGGGATTGGTCAGCGCAAACTCAGCCGCCAGAGTTGCGCCAACATAGAGCGACAATACCGAATTAGTACCGACGTTTAATCTATCGGCAATGCCTTGCAAGGCTGCGTTTTTAGCATCAATACTCAATATCATGGCGCACCTCGCTCTCTATCGATGTTGGCATGATAGCCAATAGTGAAATCATAATTATCGCTACTGCTACCTTGATGTTGCTGTATCGCATTGCCTATCCATATCGGATATTTAGGCGCATCGGTATTGAGTCTAACCACGTTGTTAGCTGACCAACCAAGCCCCCAAGCAGCAACCGGTATCGTAAAATAAGGATAGCCAGTCATCGGATTAATAGGTGCTGTTAGCGTAGTTGTCGACCCTGAGCCAATTTGACCGACTGTCCGACCGATAATGTTGAATGCCGTTTGACTGGTAAATACTAGCGCCCAGCTTTCAGTAATGGCATCGCGATTAGTCACCACGATAGGATTGTTAGTAACTTGTAGCTGCGCGGTTGTAGAATCACCGACTAAGCTATCGCTCCAAACGCCACCCCATGATTTTTGACCAAAAACATTAAACGCTCGTGCTTGCATATCACCTGCTAATAGCATCGAGCTAAAGACCGCTGCTGTGGTGTAATTGTGCGTAATAACTGTTGATAGCGTTACACGCCCTGATATATCAGTCTCAATGACTAGCGCAATATCCATAATGCGGTATTTGGCTGTCAACGGAGCTGTGTATAGCGATATATCAAACATACCGTTAAGCTTTAATGTACCAGCGTCTAAGTCAATATCAAGGTAATCAAAGCTCACTTTTTTACCTGTACTATCAACGACATTCACATCTGACAAACGCTCAAAGCCTAAATCAAACGTGTCATTAGGTGCATTGGTCGGTAGCGCCATTGTTTTAAGCTCAGTAATCGCTATGCTGTCACCTTTGCGAACAAATGGCACACGACCATCAGTCGGCAAGCGCACCGGATCAAGACCGATAAGCTCTTTATCAAGCGGCAAGTAGCTGTAAGCAATCGCGTTATAACGGATGCTGTCAGGTTTAACGTAAATCGGTTTATTGATATAGTTTGTGCCCCCGTCCATATAAATATTTGCCGCGTCATACCATGATTCATTCACGATGCTAGGATTCGCTGTTACTCCCAGTTTTTCGTAAAAATACAGCGCAACAACACCCGCTTTAAAATCAACCGTACCATGAGCGTACTTACTACCAGTAATGCCGCCTTGTGCATCAGTCGATAACGACAATATCGTACCGTCTGCAAGCTCAGCACTGATTTGTAATGAGGCTTTTTTAAGCGGCGCAACTGGTGTTCTAAAAATAATATTAGCAAGTGGCACTGGGTCGTTTTCGCGCAACATTGATTTAAGGCTAGCTGTATTTGCAACCCCTGCAGCCCATGTTGTTAACGCTATAACTCCTGATTTAATATCAATAGTACCAACTACAGATGAACCGTTTTTGACATTGCCATTATCATCACGCAAGCTCTGTCCGAGTACATCAATAAATACTGAGCCATTAACCACTGGCGTGTCTGACGCTTGTGGTGGCGCTACAAGAAACTTATCAGCCTTTATACCTACTGTCGCTGATTCGGTCGTACTACCAAGTGTTGCAATGCCTTTAACTCTTGCTGTCTCGATAAATAAAAGTTCGTTAACGGCATTCGTGGAAAAGATAGGGCTTTTATTGATACCGCCAACCATAACCACATCAGTAATTATTTTTTTACGCGCCACTTTGACAGAAAAATTAACCTTACCCGTTGCTTTGTTTACACTGCTACTTACTAGCGTTGGCTGCCAATCGTCAGCCGAGCCGCTTGCGTATGGCATCCATGATATATTTACGTCCGTCATAATAGCGTTACCACTGTACGACTGCACACTTTGATAGCTTGGATAAAAAACAGTCTTAACAAACAAACTGGTATTGTTTTCAGCGATGCCAAAACTAATCATGACTTGTGGTTTCTGCTTATCGCTAAGAATTACTTGGAAATCCAAACCCTCAATAGCGCTTGCAAGATCAATACTGCCGACGAAAACACCGTTGGCATTTTGCGGTGAATAATTGGCATTGATTGCTGTAGTCATCGAATCCAGCACTTTGTTATAAGTCACCGTAAATACAGTATCTTTGGCGACCGTCTCTTTAGGCGCTATGCGTAATTCATTGGCATCAAACGTGCCTGTTGCATCACCAGTGATAATGCCATTAGTCATAGTCGCTGTTTTGCCGGTTGCCCATGTAATAGTTATATTGCCAACCACTTTATCAGTAAGAATTGCCGAGTGATAAGCTGGCAATAATGCTTGAGCGCCATACTTAACCGTATCTAAATCCACGCCAAAAGAGTAAATAATATAGCTGGCAGCATCAGGTATGGCAGCAGTCGTAAGCAATACAGTCTTGCCTTGTACTGTACCGCGTCCGTTGCCGTCATCATCAATCAGATTGCCGCGTCCATCATCGTGTACGAGATAGTTATTACCATCTACCGTATAAGTGATTTTAAGGCTGTTAGGCACCGGCTCAGCGCCCAGCTCGCGAACATAGTTATAACCTGCGTTGTCACCAACGATTTGATAATCAGTTTGTGCCACGCGGGTAAACTCACTCGCAGGTTTATAGCTACCTGTTACCGTTGTTTGCCCAAGATTTAAGACGCTATACCATGTGATTTGACCAACGCCATATTTGATAGACGCATAAGCCAATCCAGTGCTATCGACTAACTGACCATCTCTATCAGTTAGCGATCGACCACCTACCGCAATACTCAGCGTACCGACTGCAATACCTGACGGCAGACTAAACGCTGTATTAGTCGCAACATTGACCGACTGATTGATAGCAATCACACCATCACCACGCGCCTGAGTAGCAACCTGATTGGCTGGGTCACGCTGTAATATCGGCGTTTCTACTTGTGTGCTTGGCACAACTTGCGTGTAGATTGAATTTAAGCGCACTTGACGACTTGTCATTGCCACTACTGGCTCAGCTAAGCGACTGGCGCTGTAATACTTAGCAGCATCAGCAACGCGAGCCTCACGTAATATTGCGCGGCGGCTGGTACTAGCGTTTTGATAAAACTCAGGTACGGTTAATCCGTTAAAAGTCTTTGTCAGCGTGTCGCCAAACTCAATCGTTGCGACTATACGTGTCACTGTCTCGCTAACAGTTCGTTGAAAACGGCGCTCGATTGTGTCAACCTTAAGCGGACGAATATACTGATAAAACTCGTCGCTTTGACCCTCGTTTTGCACAATTACAAGTGGCTGTCCGACTGCTGGTATCTGATCGCCTTTATCAAGCGACACTTGGATAACCCGCTGACCTGTTAATTGGGTTTCAAGCAAGTGCCCTGCCCACTTTGAGCCAAAAGCTAAGTAGCTCTCAATCTTGTTCTGAGCATCCACTCGTCTATCCGCAAAGCTGCTGGCTTTAAACGCAAAAACGCTAATATTCGGGTTTTCAGGCAATTCAGTAAACAGCATCCGCACCGCTTGCAGCAATTCCGCATTAGCCGTCTTGACTGCCAGTGATACCTTACGCAGGCGCACACGACCGATAAGGCGGTCAATATCCGACACATCAGGAAATAAGTTATTTGATACCCCATCAATGACAGCAATACCTGTAGGCAATCCGCCGCCATCAGGCGTATCAGCCATAATCTCGGACTTTAGTATCTCTAAATCGTTTTGAGTAATCGCCATTGTTATCATCCGTCAAATTGTAGGCATTAAAAAACCCACTCATTGAGTGGGCTGTGGTTTTGCTAATTAGGTTTTATTCAAGTCTAATATGAAGTTTTTTTAATATATATGATATTTTTAACGGTGTCTCGCACACAAAACAAGGTATTCGCAAAGAACCGTTGTCATTCAAGATGCGGATATACGTGCTATTTAATTTAAGCTTTGATGAACAGCTAGGGCAAGTCAAGCTATCAACATCACCCTCTACTAATTGAAAGTGATTAATATCGCTCATCGTCGACTCCAAACTCGCTGCTAGGCAAAGAGCTGATTTTATCGGTACATAGCCTTAACTGCGCTTGCTTTATGTGCCAAGCCCATTTTAACGAATTGCGCTCTGATGTGTTTGTTGACGCTTCCATTTTGCGAAAAATACTATCGCGCTCGTCACGCAACTTATCTATGTCATTTATGGTAATTATTTTATCATCACTCATAACACACCCCATCAAAAGTATGCTTAATTATACCATTTACACGTTCGGTATCTCTAAAAACTTAAGCGACACATTGTAATAATCGGTCAGTTCTGGACTTGTCGAGCCTTTGATTGGCGTAGCATTGATGGCCTCTTGCGTCGTGTCAAATATCACTTTTACGCGCTTTACCGCTCCATCTGCTAGATAATCCAACCAAAAGGTAGCGCCCAACTTGTCACGCTCAGATTTGAGCGCATTAACCGTTGCTCGTGATAGTACGCCATGACCATCAGGCGCTTGCATCACGTATGGTCTGCCAGCTTGCCTTACTGACTGCTCAACTATCATCGTGCCGTCTAGCGCGTACTTGGTATTTGATACTACTGATGACCAATCATGCTCAGCATCAGGATATAAGCTATCAGATAAGACGATGACAGCGTTTGTGACAGTGTTTGTCAGTTTAGTTTGTGCATTAGTACGCATAATCACCTCTTTTTATTTGAGCAAATCATCACAGCGTAATGACTTGATTAAACAAAAAATCTAAAACCCCCGAATTCGAGGGAATTAGAAATAATCACTAAATCGTTTTAATCTCATAAGCGGCATTACGTGCTTCATCAAATAACGCTGTGCCCTCAATCTGCATTTCTGCAAAGTCGTCATTGATTAGATCGTAAGCATCAGACGGGTTAAGCTTGACGCGATAAGCTGTGACAATCTGTTTATCTTTTTGGCCGACCGTATTCATACCGTCAATGCGTAGCTCGTAGAAATCCACGTTATCGGTCATTGGCTTCATGACAGTTGCTTCGCCGTAGGTATAGCCGACTTTGATACCTGTTAAGCCCGCTTTTAATATCTCAATGCGGCCATACTGCTTGTCGATTTTATAGTCAGTACCCTCAGACAATGGGCCGTCAGCGCTATCCGTAACAGTAGTCACAGTAACATTTGAATGCTTTAAAAAAGCAATATCACCAACTGCATCGACGGCGTGTTCTTCTGCTACCACGGAGCCAGTCGCTACGGTTTCAACGGTTGCTTGTAGTGCTGCGCGCATTGCCTCTAAGCGGCGCTCTTGGATAGTCAAAGATACCGTAGTCTTTTTCGTACCGGCTGACACATCCCAAACTTGGTTGGTGCCAGAATGGTGCTCAATTAATTCTTTCTCATCTTCGACTGAGTGAGCAAAAGATAATGCAGACGCAACGCCAACCCAAAAAGGCTTGCCACGTACTGCACCCGTAATGGGTGTCATAAAGATTTTACCCTTGCCGATAAAGGCGTGGGATTGATTTAAGTTCTCTGCCATTTTGATTGTCCTCTAAGGCTGAAATTGTGTGCTAAAAGTAAGCGGATAAAGCGCAAACGTGCTGAAATAGTCCGGTCTGCCTGATGTTGTGGTGCGTTCTAACGGTTCGTGATAATCGTCTAACTCATAACCTTGTACGTGATTAATGACCTTGCTGATAAGCTCGCCTGACGTTTCCATGAGTGCTCTAACATCGTCTTGCGCTGCTTGGTTGCTGACAGCGACAACAACCGTCCATTGCTGCATATCTACACTATCTATCGAGCCGTTAGCACGTGGATTGTTTGATGTATTAATGACATATAGCGCTGGTGTGGTGTTTTTATTAATCTTATTAATACTAGCAACCGTACCGACGTGCTTGATCCCCCACTCCGTTTGCTTTGCTTTTAAGTGGTCAATCAAGCCAAGACCTACTGCAAAATAATTACTCATAAGTCCACGTCCATAATCCGATTAATAATATTGAGCACACTGGCTCTGTCGTCTTCATTCATGCCCATATATGGTCTAGGCGTGACATTGCGATAAGGTAGCCCGTAGTGCATCGCTTTTGCATACACCACGTTTGTACCCCACTTGACGCCATCAGGTAGCGCTATGTAGGTGGGTGAAGCCATGAGTCGACCAGTATCACGCAAGGTTTTTCCCTGATCCGCGATAGCCCTTTGTGACGGTATCCACGGTTGACGCCCTAAGTCGTGCTGATTGTAAAAGCGCTCCTCAGTTTGATGGACCATCTCAGCACCAGCCATACGGCTAAACTTCTGCATTTTTTGACTATCAAAATACAAAGCGCCCAGCCGTCTGATGATCTCGTCACCGCCTGATAAGTTTGCATCAATCATAAGGACCTCAATTCATGCCCGGCATCTTGGCAAACACATCATCACCAAAGACTTGACCACGATAACTATCACCGATTGGCACAGCAGGTTTGATGTACGTGCTTTGCTGCTCATCGTCGGTTAATGGCTCGTTAAAGGTAACGTTTGCTTTACCTGCTCCAACATCTTGCAGCCACTTAAGCGCTTCTTTATAACGTGCCTCGACTTCATCGGTCGGCTCGTTCATATAAAGCAAATAGCGAGCAATGTCAGCGCACACCAACTTTAAATGCTCAGTCTTATTCAATGGCGTTTTATAGCGTATAGATAAGTAGCTATTCATCTTCTCTGATGCGTCAGACAGTGCGTTAGTGACTGCAAGCAAGCCGTCATTGTGCATGGACTCAAGC